TAAAAAACCACGTAAAGGTAAACGTAAAGATGGCACCAAATATCTTATGCAATACCGATGGCGTGCTACATTCAGAGACGCGTACTATGTATGTTGTCTGATCTGGCCCTGGGCGCATACGAAGTTACCCAAAATCAATCAAGTCATGGAACATTACGATGAACATAAAATCATGGATGGTAAAGTAGTAAATCTAGATGATTATAGAAAGTTGATGAGTTTAGAATAATGTTAGATAAATACATTTATAATTTTTTAATGTTTGTAAATCATTGGTCAACTAAGTTGACAAGTTGGTCGTGGTGTATGTTATACTCTGATCGGAAAAAAGGATATGGAAACAGACGAAGACAAAAAGATAGCCAAGATACTAAAAAAGATAAAAGTGAAACCTAACTTTGGATTAACTACGATTACGACTTATGGTAAGTCTAGGTCCGGACGTGAGTATGGTGGGTTTATTAAAGAATCTACGTATAATAAAATGAAATATAAACCAACTAATCGTGGTAAGTATACTAACAAGAAAGGACCCTATGAAATCTAAAAAAGAAAAAGGTAGACAGTGGGACGGTAAATCTAGAGTCGTGAATGATTTGTATCGTAAAAACTTTGACGAGATCTTTGGTAAGAAGACTGAAGACGAGATTGAGAAAGAGAACGAAGAATACCTTGAAGAATTAAAAAATAAAATATGATAAAAAAAAGTAAAAAATACAACTACATACAAGGAAAACAACTCACGGACCCCGGAACAGGGACCAGGGTTTATGACATAGATAATTCTAGACTTCCTAGTGTGACTACTATATTAGGCGCTACCAAAGATAAAACATTTTTAAAAGACTGGATAGCTAAAAAAGGTGAAGAAGAAGCGGAACGAATCAAAAATCATTCTAGTGCACGGGGCACATGCATGCACAAATTCCTGGAACATTATGTTCTCGGCACTGGCTGTGTTGATCTTACAGCAATCGGACAAGAGGCGCGTCCCATGGCCGACAAAATTATTGAGGTGGGGCTCACACCTGTGGAAGAATACTATGGGTCAGAGGTTATGCTACATTACCCAGGCTTATACGCAGGCAGTACAGACCTTGTCTGCTTACACAACGGCATGGAAACTATTGTTGACTTCAAGCAAGCCAATCGTCCAAAAAAGGAAGAATGGATTGAAGATTATTATTTGCAGATCGCGGCGTACGCACTTGCACACGACTACGTCTACGGTAGTAAGATTGAACAAGGAGTTATCATGGTATGCACGCCTGACCTATATTATCAAGAATTCAAAACACAAGGGGCTCAATTAAAGGCCTGGAAACATAGGTTTTTGAAAAGATTGGACAGTTATCATGACCTAATCTTTGATGAGAAAGAGAAAGCAAAAGTAAATATGAACCCGGAGGATTTTTTCAATGGAGCGTAATATGAGAGATGACCTTATGGTGCAACAGCAAGTAGAGAATGTTTGGCAACATATGGTTGGTGTTATCTGTTTAAACCAGACAGGGCGTAAGAAAGTTAAGAAGGTATTACCAGGATTCTTTGATAAGTTTCCCAACGCATGGAAATTATTATTGTCAGATACAGACACTATTGCCGATATGTTAAAAGATTTAGGTATGAAAAATGTTAGAGCAAACAGGATATGGAGGATGTCTTGTGATTTTATTAATTGGGATGGTAAAGACGCAACACAATTATTTGGTATTGGTAAGTATGGTAGCGACAGCTATGAGATATTTTATAAAAATAAAATACCAGATAATGTAAATGATAAAGAACTAAAAAGATACATAAAGGAGGAACTTGATGGAGCGTGAGATATCAGGATATTATTTTGACGGTGAGAAGTCATGGATATTATACAAAGATCAAGATGGTAATGAATCAATGGAGGAATGGAAAGATGAACAATCAGATTAGAACGGTTCTAAAGAAGAGATACGAAGCAGACATTGCGGATGCTAAATATAAGATCAAATGTTTCAGTGAACATGAGATAGTAATACCAGAACACCCGGATATTACCCTGGAAGTTGACAAACTATTACAGAAAATTGCAGAGGCTGAGGATAAATTGGCAGCAATTGAGCAGCATTATGGCAAGAATGAGGCAGAGAAACAAGTACTATAGCCAATGTATATGTATGGTAAAAAAAATAAAAAAAAAAATAAAAACTACTCTAGAAATAATGTCATTCTGTCACTTTGGTCTAAAAGCATTGGTATTACTAGCTTTAGGGTAGACACTCAGGTAGACATTTTATGTCTAAGGTGACAGATTATTTTGTCTACCTATGGCAATATTTAGGATTGCCAGCACGCGAGGCATTTCATTTCTATTGTTTTTCTAAAACTTTTCACATACATATGCAGTATGCCTAGGAAGAAGAGAAAAAGAATCGTATCTGACGTATCTCCCGATATACCTTATCCGAGAGTTCGAGTGGAGTGGATTGACTGTGTCAGTGACTCGGGCTGGGCTACCGATAAAGAGTTTGATAGAATGAAATTTGCAAAGCCTGTCAATGAAGGTTGGTTGTATTCAAGAGATAAAAATTCTCTAAAACTATTTGCTTCTTACGATAAAGATGAGGACGGTATTACTTTTGGGGATCGGACGATGATTCCGATTCCTTGGGTGAAGAAGGTAACAAAGCTGTAGGTTTTTCTGGCTCCACATCAACAACATCCTCTTCTAAAAGAGCAGCGTAGTCCTCTTCGATTTGTGCCATTTTCATTTCTAGTTGTTCTTCTGTCATGTCTTCTAATTTACCATGCTTTATTATTTTTCTGTCTATGTATAGTCCTCCTGCCTTTCCTCGATTTGTTTCAGCGTTTACGGCAGCAGAGAACGAATTCTTTTTCAAAGCGAGATTCTTAATTCTTGCTAATTCTGCGATGTGATTCTCGTAAGTCACACCAAATTTTAAATCTCTTTCTTGTTCTAGTTGGTCTTTGTACTTTACAACTAAGGGTGATAGTCTAGGATTGGTTAGTTCAGACCCCTCTTCCATACATCTCTTTGGAGAATAGCCAGCCAGCTCGGCTGCTTCTTTCTTGTTGACTGGTCCTTCAGGCCCACCAAATACAAGGTATTGGCAAAACCTTTTTTGCATTTCAGTTAATCTCTTTGGCACTCCCATGTTGACTTTTTAAGGTAAGTGTCCTATAAAGTCAATACTATGAAAGACAAGCGAACATATACTAAATTGAAAGAACACGGAGAAGACATAACACACGAAAACGAAACTAGTTTAGAAGTTTCTGCTATTACAGATCAATACAGATCTGATTTAAAAAAATATCAAGAAAGAGAATCTAAATATATTCAAACTGAAAATCAATTAGCCGGTACAAAACAAATTGTAATCAACATGGCTAAAACAATTAGAGAATTAAAAAATGAAAACGATAGTCTTAAAGCAGAAAAAGCTAGACTTATCGAAGATATTCAACTATTAGAAATGCAGATAAAAACGGATACTGAATGAGAGTTCAAGATTTACAAGAATTTTTATCTAATTTCACAAAAGCCAACAATGATGGTAGTAGGCAAGGCAATGCCATTTCTAACGCAATCATAATGGTAGAAGTAAATGGTTATTTAGAAAAGGTAATTAAGATGGAAGTACACGAACACAACACACCAATTGTAGGTCACAAAGGTCATAGTGCTCATCGTTTAGTTTTAAAAACAACTAAAAAATCTAATTTTATTTTACCACCAAAACTGCAATATTAAGCGCGGTGGTTACCTTGAAAAACATATGGGCCCAGAGGCAAAATTTTACCAACAAATCAAAAAAAATTTTAAGTCATTTTCACTTATTCGACTTGAAAACTCTAGCTTACTTGGTACTCCTGATCTATTGGTCTGCAATACTTCTGGGCACTTTTGCACTATAGAATTGAAGGTAAGTAAAGGTAAGAAAATCCGATTTTCGCCACACCAAATTGCGTTCCATAAACGTCATCCACACAATACATTTATCATGGTAAAGGCCCTCGGTCCTTTACCCAAGAAAACTTCTTCAGTTTTCTTGTTCCGTGGTTCTAGGATCACTGAGCTTGCAGCTTGCGGCTTGGCGCTTGATGCCTGTGCTTGCGGCCTTACAGCTTGTCGCTTGATGCTTGAGAACCTGAACTAGGTTCTGGTTTGCTTGCGGCTTGATGCTTGGCGCTTGCGGCTTGTCGCTTGTGGCCCGGACCAGGTGCACGCTCTCCATTGGCCGTCGCCGTAGTCTCGCTAATGACCTGATCCGATTTATTACGCTTGCGTAATTCTTTATAATATTTTGGATGTCTAAACATTTTAGTGTTTGCCGTATTTAATTGTTTTTACTTCAGGGTTCCAGCATTGTCTACAGTCCCTGCATTCGTTGTCTTGTTGAGCTGCGGGACATGTCGCGCCAGCTGTTACCACTTCAGAAGAGTTAGGCCACGAAGCAGGCGCCGCCTGGTTCACCATCGGCGCGCTGAAACGTATGACTAAATTGTTAGGCTTGTTTGACAGGTGGTCCTTTATCCATGCTTCACGGGTCGGTAACCAGTGACGCTTAGAAGGTGTTAACCTGCAGACACTATAAATTTTTTTAAGG